CAATAAAATGGATGAAAGAAATACCCATCAAATTAACTATAATGTAGTTACTAATTGGGATTTATATTATGATGATATTCAAACCTCAAGATCTGGTCAACCAGGACAGCTCCCAGGAAATTACAGTAAACACATTAAGTTAATTAATTGTTTCCCTACAGAAATTTCACCAGTAGATTTATCTTATGATACTGAAAATACATTCGTTGAATTTACTGTAAGTATGTCATTCGATTATTGGGAACCAATGACAGCAGCAGCAGGATCATGACATATATAAATTATGGACTTAAATTTATTTGGCTTTTTATTTGGTAAAAAACAAAATGATCCTTTACAGTCAACTGTAGATGATCAAAAAACAACACCGTCTTTTGTTCCACCCGACGATTACGATGGAAGTGTCGTAGTCGATGCGGGTGGTTTCTTATCAACTGTATTTGATTTTGGTGCTCAGTATAGAGATGAAAATGCTCTTATTCAGCAGTACAGATCAATGTCTTTATACCCAGAAGTTGACTTGGCTATTGAAGATATAGTGAATGATTCTATCGTTTTTGATGATACCAAAAAGTGTATAGAATTAAATTTAGATCAAGTAGCTTTATCAGAAAATATCAAATCTAAGATGTTTACAGAATATAAAAACATCTTAAAATTACTAAATTTTTCAAGTAATGGTTATGAAATTTTTAGACGCTGGTATATCGATGGTAGGCTGTATTATCATTGTCTGATTGATATCAATAGACCGGAAAAGGGTATACAGGAATTAAGACCAATTGATCCACTTAAGATGCGAAAAGTAAGAAAAGTGGAGAGAGAAAATCAAATAATTAATGGAATGCAGACTCCAATTGTTAAAAAAATTGATGAATATTATGTGTATACAGATGTAGATCCAGATTCTATTTTACCAACCTCAAATATTGGTATGAAAATAGCTCCAGACTCTGTTGCTTATGCCACTTCTGGTCTTGTAGATCACGCAAGTAAAAGAGTAATTAGCTATTTACACAAAGCCATACGTCCTCTAAACATGCTTAGACAAATAGAGGATGCTGTTGTAATTTATAGAATGTCTAGAGCACCAGAACGAAGAGTATTTTATGTAGATGTTGGCTCTTTACCAAAACAAAAGGCCGAACAATACATGAGAGAACTCATGAATCGTTATCGAAATAGATTAATCTACGATCAAAAAACTGGTGAGATTAAAGACGATAGAAGCCATCTTTCGATGCTTGAAGATTACTGGATTCCTAGAAAAGAAGGAAACCGTAGTACCGAAATAACCACTCTTGATGGTGGTCAAAATCTTGGTCAAATGGAAGATGTGGAATATCTTCAAAGAAAACTCTATAGAGCCTTGAATGTCCCGATCTCTCGTCTTGAGACTTCTACTGGTTTTAATATGGGTAGAACCTCAGAAATCACTAGAGATGAGGTTAAATTCTATAAATTCATAGAAAGAATGCGCCATAAATTTGCGAATCTTTTCTTGGAATTATTGAAGAAACAATGCATTCTTAAAGGTATTTTGACTCAGAATGATTGGGAAAAAATATCACAGGATATCATCTTTAATTTTAATCGAGACTCATATTTCAATGATCTGAAGGAAAATGAAATTCTTCGTGAAAAGGTAGAAATGTTAAATGTAATGGCAAATTTCACAGGAACATTCTATTCTACAAATTATATTCGTAAGAATATTCTCAAAATGACAGATCAGGAAATAGCCCAAATAGATCAAGAAATAGAAGTAGAAAGACGTAAGCAGTTAGAGCAACAGATGCAGGCACAGGCAGCTATGCCACCTGAAGAACAGCAATGAAAGTTTATTTTTATGATAAAGAAACCTTGAAAAAAGAGCTTAGAAATAAATCAAATAAAGCTCTTATGGTTAGATTTAAAGGCCATACACAGGTTTCTATACCAAAAAATATATTAGAAATTATTCAAAATTTGTCAAAAAAAGATAGAACTTTTATGAAAAAACTACTTTCTAGTGAAAATAATTTCATTTTCTTTTTGACAAATTTCATAAAAAAATAAATAAAAATACGGAGAATATAAAAATGAAACCATTAAACGAAGCAGTGATACATTTAATTAATGAAGATGTTGTAAATGCCAAGAAACTTATCGAAAACGAACTTTACATTCGTCTAGGGACTATTCTTGAAGAAAAATTAAAGAATTATGCACCAACAATCTTTACTGAAAAAATGGCAGATAAAGATTATGATGGTGATAAGGAAATTGAGACATCAGAAAAAGAATTTCTAGGTTCTAGAGATAAGGCAATCAAAAAATCAATGAAAGCTAAATCGATGAAAGAATCAATTGAAGAATCTGAGAATGATCTCCTTGAAGAAGATGCTTTTATCGAAGAATTGCAAGCACTTGTCGAATCAATAGAAAATGATATTGGTGAAGAACTCACCGAATCTGAAATCGAAGAACTTGCAAATATTTTATTAGAAGAGAGTGATCCAGATGAAGACGAGGAAGAAGATTTCGAAGAAGATTTTGAAGAAGAAGACTACGAAGAAGAAGAAATCAAATAAAGGAAACAAAAATGCTTTTAATAAAAGAAAATAATGATTCAGATATCGTAATCTCTGAAGGTGTAGATAACGGTGCAAAATCATGGTTTATTGAAGGCAAAATGATTCAATGCAATAAACCAAATAAAAACAACCGTATGTACGTTACAGAACATATGGATGCTGAGGTTTCACGATATACCCAAAATTACATCAAAGAAAATAGAGCTTTGGGTGAGTTAAATCACCCACCAACCGCTGATATCGATCTTTCAAGAGTTTCGCATAAAATAGTTAAATTGGAAAGAAATGGTAATGATTTTTACGGAAAAGCAAAAATCTTATCATCTACCCCGATGGGAAATATTGCTGAGAATTTAATCAAAGAAGGTGTTAAACTCGGTGTTTCTACGAGAGGGTTAGGTTCTTTGGTCAAAATGAATGGATACAACCAAGTGCAGCCAGATTTTAAACTTGTTGCAGTTGACTTGGTATCAGATCCATCAGCCCAAGATGCGTATGTAATGGCTCTTAGAGAGGGTAAAGAATGGGTATGGGCCAATGAATTTTTGCCAGAAGGTCAAGTAAATCAACAATATAAAGCTTTAAAAAAGGCAAGTAGCAAAAAATTAGAAGAAACAGCTGCTAAAATTTTTAAAGATTTTATGCGTTCATTATAAGTGGAAAAATAATTTTTGCTAAATAATAATATAATAATTTAATGGAGAATATATGAAACAAAAGAAAGCAGTTTTCGCAGCAAATGGAGCAGGAACAATGTCAGCAAATGGCGTTGAGCCACAAGATGCTGGGACCGAAGTTATTCCAGATGGAACAGCACAAAGAAACATGGCATCACTAAGACCAGGTGGTGGTATTTCTGGTATGTTGGCAATGAAATCAAAGACAGGTACAGCAATGTATCCAGAACAAGATAGTGAAGAAGATGAGAGTGATATGGAAGAACAAAAAGAATCCGTAGAACTTGATATCTCCGATTTTGCAAATGCTCTTTTTGAAGGTGAAGAATTATCAGAATCCTTCAAACAAAAATGCATTGCAATTTTTGAAGCAGCCGTCAATGAAAAAGTTTCAGTAATGGAACAAGCCATGATTGAAGCTTCAAAGAAGATTATAGAAGAGCAAGTCGCTTCTTCAGTTGAAACAATCACTGAAGGTGTTGACAAGTATCTCACCTATGTCTGTGAAGAATGGCTCAATGAAAATCGTCTTGCTGCTGAACAAGGCATGAAGACTGAAATTGTTGAGAACTTTATTCACGGTCTTAAGGATCTCTTTGAGAATAGCTTCATTGATGTTCCAGATGAAAAATATAACGTCGTTGATGAACTCTTCGAAGCCAACAGCGAACTTGAATCAAAACTCAATGCACAAATCAATGAGAACATTGAACTCAAGAATACTTTAATTGCTCATCAATGCGCCGAAGCATTCGTTCAGGAATCATCTGGTTTAGCTGATACAGAAATTGAAAAACTAGCCTCACTCGCTGAAGGTATTGAGTTCTCAACTGTAGCCCAATATAGAGAAAAAGTAAAATTACTTCGTGAATCATATTTCAATGGTTCAGAACAATTTAATTCTCAACTTGATGAACATGTTTCATCACCAACCCAACCAATTGTAGAGTCTGGAAGTGATATGGATTATATCGTCCGTTCAATTTCAGAACAAGTTAAAAACTCAAATTACAAAGTTAAGAAGTCTTAAAAAATAAAAAATTATAAATAAAAAAGTATAGGAGAAAATAAATGGACTTTAATAGCGTTACACCCTACGACACACTTTTAGAAAAATGGAATGCGGTCATAGATCATCCAGATCTTCCCAACATCGATGATGTTTATCGTAAGAAGACAACCGCAGTTCTTCTTGAAAATCAAAGAAAAGCACTCAGAGAGCAAGCTGGTTTCTTATCAGAAGCTCCAACCAATGCAATGAATGCTGGTGGTTTTGCGAGTACAGCAGTTGCTGGTGCAAACTCAGCACTTCAAGGTTACGATCCAATTCTCATTAGCCTTGTTCGTAGAGCAATGCCAAATGTCGTTGCATATGATGTCGCTGGCGTTCAGCCAATGACCGCACCAACTGGTCTTATCTTTGCGATGAGAGCAAGATACGATAGCCAAGTTGGTCAAGAAGCAATGTTCGATGAACCAATTGCTTCCTTCGCTGGTGTGTGTGGTGCAACAGGCAGTGGGTCTACAGGATTAGCTAATGATGGTTATACAGGTGGTTATACCTACTCAAATCCATTTGGTTTGGGTGGAACTGGTTGGAATTCTGCTGATAAAAATAGAGTTGGTCAATTCAACTTCTTCCGTGGTTTCTTAACTGGAAATGCTGAAAACTTATCAGCAGCTTCATCCCAATCAACTAGTGGTGGTGTAGCAACTGGTTTCCGTGAAATGGCATTCAGCATTGAGCGTGTCGCTGTAGAAGCTCGTACACGTGCTCTCAAGGCAGAATATACCACAGAACTTGCACAAGATCTTAAAGCAGTTCACGGTCTTGACGCAGAATCAGAACTGGCAAATATTCTCTCAGTTGAAATTCTCAACGAAATCAATAGAGAAATCATTCGCGCAGTCTACGCTTCAGCTAAGGCTGGTGCTCAACAAACTGATCTTTCTAAAGCAGGCGATTATAGCCTCTTAACAGACTCCGATGGTCGTTGGTCAGCAGAGCGTTATCGTGGTTTAATGTACCAAATCGAACGTGAAGCAAATGTAATCGCTAAAGAAACTCGTAGAGGTAAAGGTAACTTCATTCTTTGCAGCGCAGATGTTGCATCAGCACTTGCAATGGGTGGATTCCTTAATCTCTCACCAGCACTCAATGTTCAAATGAATGTTGATGATACTGGTAACGTATTTGCTGGTGTCCTTAACGGTAAGTTCAAGGTTTATATCGATCCGTTCGTTCCAGCTGGCGTTGATTTCGTCTGTGTTGGTTATAAGGGTCAATCACCATATGACGCTGGTATGTTCTACTGCCCATACGTTCCTCTCCAAATGGTACGTGCAGTTGGTGAAAATACCTTCCAACCAAAGATTGGCTTCAAGACTCGCTACGGCATGGTTGCAAATCCATTCGCTGGTGGTCGTACCGCTAATGTTGGTCTTGGTGATGGTCTAAACACCTATTACCGTTTGTTCCGCGTCCTTGATCTTCATGGTAACTCAGCCTGATAATCAGGACTGATTGAAGAAAAACAAATAAAAGCAAAGGGTTGGGTAAAACCAACCCTTTGTTATTTTTTTATAAATATTGTTATGGGATTTAATAATATACCAGATTCTGTTAAAAAATATTTACCGGGAGATTTTTTAACTTCAAATCCATCTATCCCAGTAAATACGAATTTTTTAACCAATAATAAATTTATTTTTATTCTTGATAGATGCCCTACATTGGTATATTTCTGTCAAAGAGCCAATGTACCATCCGTATCTTTAGGTATTTCTATACAGAATACACCAACGGCAATTCAAATACAAAGACCTGGTACAAATGTAACTCTAGAAGAATTTCAAGTTGGATTTGCTATTGATGAGGATTTATTAAATTGGAGAGAAATTCATAATTGGATTAAAGCAATAACATATTATGGAAATAATTGTTCAATTCTTAAAGAAGAACAACAAACTTCAAATGCTTCATTATTAATGCTAAATAGTTCATATAGACCATTTCTAAAAGTTAGATTCTATGATATCTTTCCTACCTTCTTAAGTGGTATTGATTTTGATACTACATTACCAGATACAGATAATATTATTGCTTCTGTAAATTTTGCGTACTCTTATTTTGACTTAGAAACTATTTAATTATATAATTTTTTATTATGACTATAAATGAATTGAAAAAATTAGTAGAAGAAGATCTTGAAATTGATTCAACAGAATTAGGCTCTGAAGCATTAAGATCACCTCAATTACATAATAAATATTTGTGTTTTTTACTTGATGAAAAACACAATCTAAATCTTATGGAATCAATTTTAAAAATTACAGAAAAAGATAAATGGCTTTACTATACAGGAAAAATGAGTGAAGAAGATCTGAAAAAGCATAATTGGGAACCATTTGATCTTGCTGTAATCAAACAAGATGTTGACCGTTTTATAGAAGCGGATAAACAATATTCTGATATTAAAATAAAAGTTGAACAACAACGAGAAAAAGTAAATTACTTAGAAAATGTTATTAAGATAATGTCCAATCGTGGATGGAATATTAAATCTGCGATTGAGTGGGTTAAATTTACTCAAGGTCTTTCATGATTGAAATAGAAAAAGTCGATGAAAGTTTCATAAAAGTAAAATGCGAAGAAGATATCGCAAGAGAACTTTCATCCTTTTTCACATTCAAAGTACCAAATCATGAATACACACCAGCCTATAGAAAAAAGAAATGGGATGGTAAAATTAGATTATTTAATTTGGCATCCAAAACAATTTATGCTGGTCTATTGGATTATATAATAAAATTTTTTAAAGAAAGAAATTATTCATATCAAATAAATTTTGATCAATTTATGATTGAAGAATCTTCTATTGATACATGGATTTCTCAGCAAAAAATTTATTCTAATAAGAAAGAGCTAAAGCCCCACGATTATCAAATAGATGCTGTTAAAAAAGCATTAACAAAGCAAAGAATATTACTTCTTTCCCCCACTGGTAGTGGAAAATCATTAATAATATATTTGATTCTAAAATATCTTTTAGAAAAAGATCAAAAAAAATATTTAATTGTAGTACCAACAACTGGTCTTGTAAATCAATTGTATAATGATTTTGCTGATTATTCAAATAAAGATGTTAAATTTTTACAAAAAATTCATACAATTTTTGCTGGTAAAGAAAAAATAACAAATAAAAGAATTATTATATCGACATGGCAAAGTATTTTTAAAGAACCAGAATCATTTTTTAATGAATTTGATGGAATCTTTGGTGATGAATGTCATTTATTCAAAGCAAAATCTTTGTCTTTACTTGTTCGCAAAATGAAGCAAACAAAATATCGTATAGGAACTACAGGTACACTAGACAATACAGAAGCTCATAAACTAATTATAGAGGGTTTATTTGGTAGGTCTTATGCAGTAACTACAACCAAAGAATTAATTGATGATAATATCTTATCAAAATTAAATATTAATAATATATTATTGTCTTATGACCAATTTCCAAAAAAACCACTATATGCACAAGAAATAGAATGGTTAATTGCAAATGAATACAGAAATAATTTTATAGCTGATTTAGCTTGTAAAATTAAAGGTAATGTTCTTGTACTCTATAATTTTGTAGAAAAACATGGTATTCCTCTTTATACTAAGATAAAACAAAAGAATAAAAAAGATGTTTTTCAAATTCATGGAAAAACTGATATAGAAGAACGAGAACTAATAAGAAATATTGTTAATAATCATA